AAAATAAAAATTAATTTAGACGAAGATCAAATAGGTTAAACAATGGCCAAAGATATAGATAATTTAATGTTGGCTGTAGGTATGGAGCCTGGTCAAAAAGAATCTAAGAAATATGAATCTGAAGGACTAATAGGCGATGATGATGAATCAGCCGTTCAACAGTTTAAATCAGAACAGGCAGTGGAAAAACAAAAATCAGAATTTTTACAATCATTAAAAGAAATCGGTGGTGAAAAACTATCTCAAACTCAAATTGCTGAGTCGTTATCTAGTTTAGAAAAAACAATTGCTCAAAGTATAGATTTATCAGTTAAAGCTTCGATAGCAGCAATAGCACCAGATATTAATAAAGACATATTACAAGTTGGTGAATTATTGAAGTCTATGGAGGATAAAGACAAGGAAAAGGCATTAGATATTATTGAAGATTTACAAAAGAAGTTAGGTATTGATTTAAGAAATTTTAGCAGCACATTATCAAATAGTATTGATAAATTAGGTTCTATAATGGAAAAAAGAAAAGCTGAGAGAGAAAAAAGAGAAGTAGAATTAGAAACTGAACAAGAAATATTAAAAGAAAAAGGTGTTTATACAAAAATAGTTGACAATCAAATTACTAAAGAGAGAGAATTAAAGATATTAACTAATACAGAAACTAAACAAGAATTTAAAAGAATAAGAGAAGAAGAAAGAAAAAATATAGAAGAAAGAAAAAAATTAGATAAAGAACAAAAACAATTACAAAAAGGTAATACTATCGATAAAAAAGATAGTGATAGAATAGTAAAAGCATACACTGAGCTTCAGAAGAACGAAAAACAATTACTCAAAGATAAAATAAATTTAAGTTATAATGAAAGAAAGCCTACTGGTATTAGAGGCGGCCTACAAGCAACTGGTGAATTTTTAAAAGGCGAAAGAGGGCCAGATTTATTAAGAGGACCTATTGGTCAATTTACAGCAACTTTAATGGCACCTATTGAAGCATTTAAACAATTAGGTTCTACTATAAAAGGTGTAGGACAAGTATTTGGTGGATTATTAAAAGGTGCTAGATTACTTACTATGGGATTTTTTGGATTATTGATACCTATGTTACCTTACATAGCCGCAGCGGCCGGTTTAGCTGCTGTTATATATGGTTTATATAAGGCCTTTAAATTTGTTGCTAAAATATTTGGTTTTGGTGGTGATGAGAAGAAAGATTTAAAAGGCACTGAAGAAGGACAACCTGCTACTGATATGGCAACAGGTGAATATGATGCTACAAAAAGTGATTTAGTTGCACAACAAGTAGAAGGAACAACAGGTCAAGCTGCTGAAATATCGACTGAAATGCCATCAGAAGAAAGAATAAGACCTACTTCAGATCGACCTACAAGTGAAATGTTTAATGTAAGAAGAAGAACTCCTAGTATATTGACACCTATGGAAGAATTTACAGATTTAAGTAAAGATTATGCTATGTCTAAAGAAGCTTCAACTAAACCGCCAATAACATTTAATAATGTACAACCAATGAATAATATTACAAGTAGTTCTAATGAAACGATTATGCCTATTACACCTATGAATGATGATCCTACTTTTATGAATTTAAATACAAGAACAATTTAAAAAAGGCCACTCTTTCGAATGGCCTTTTAAAGTATTAGTAGAGAGAGATTCTACTCGTCATCTGCCAATTTACTAAAGTAAGACAACGTATCGTCATCATCACTAGCAGCTGGAGTAGTTTTACCGTTACTTTTTACTGTACCATTTGATTTAACCGGAGGGAGTTCGGCGCTTTCAATAGTAGCAGTATTTCTAGTTCCCGTAATTACCCTATTCAGTTTCTCTTTGAGTTCATCATAGGATTTAAAATTACTAGGGGCCAAGAAAGGCGTAAGAGCATATTGTTTAGACCATATTGCTTTGATTTTTTCATCATTGTCAGCAATGGCGGCAACAGGCTCAAATTCAGATTTGTCGTAGTTCCAATAACCATCTACCTTTCTAATTTTTAGTTTAAAGTTTGCACCTTTCCAAAAATCAAATGGGTTAATAGCTTTCTCATCTTCAAATGCTGGTTGCATTGCTTCTGTAATCTTATCAAATATTTTTTTACCATATTTGAATATGAATACTTTGCCTTCATTTTCTGGATGAGCAGGATCACTTACAACTAATATATTAGAGAAGTAAGATAATTTTCTTTTTCTTTTTCTTGCTATCTCTTTATCAGATTCAACACCTGAATTCCATAATCGTGTATTATCTTCACTAACAGGATCTTTTTGATTTAAAGTTGTTAATGAGTTCTCAATATACCAACCACCTTTATCTTGGAAGGCGTGTGACCAAACTCGTACCCACGGCATTTCCTCTTTTTCGGTTGCTGGCAAAAAACGAAGCACGGCATAACCACTACCAGTTTTATCTAGTTCAGGTTTCCATATTCTGTCGTCAGCGTATTTGTCTTTTGATTGTTTATTAATATCCTCAGGATTGAGGGTAGCTTCTAATGCTTTGGTAAGTTTATCAAAGTTAGAATGACTTGTTTTTAATGTATTAAAGTCCATTGTATTTTCTCCATTGTATTTGTATTGTTGTATTTGTATATGTACTATATAAACGTACCATTATATTTATACATCCTTCCACTATAACATCATTTAAGGTGTTTGTCAAGCAGATTTTCGTATGTTATATAATGTATGTTTTTTATTTCGTTCCACTCGTATATTTTAGTATTAACTCTATCTTCACCTTTCATATTGGTGTTTACTTTATAGAAGTTTATATGTGGGTTTTGTGTAAATAACTGTTTCCATTGTGTTACCCAATTAACGCTAGGCGTAGGGCCGTGTTCTGGTATAACGTAATACTTTGATCCTTTATATAAATTGTTTACCTTACCAGTGGTACTATTTAAATCATGGCCTATTAAATATACTTTTGTGGGATTTTCTTTTTTAACAGCAATATAACCTGAAGTAGGACCAGCGGCCCAACCAAGGTCTCGATTGTTAGGCATAATATCCATAATATTTTTTGTTTTGTCGTTCTCTTTTACCCAACTTACACACAATACATTTTGGCTTATTCTTTTTTGAAATTTATCTTTGTTTTGTTTCAATATAGTAACTAAGCCAGATAGATTGGCACCGTGCATTACAAATTCTTTTTCGTCTGTTCTTTTATTTTCGTTTTTGATATGCCATTTATTTAATTCTTCTATGTCAATTTTAGTAAGGCCAGCGTATACCATACTCTCGTACATATGATCTGGCACTGTAGTCCAATCTCTAAACCAAGTATCGTTCTTATAACAATAACCACTTTGATATATCTCGTGCATTATACCATGGTCAACGGACACTAATACATCAGGTGTATATTCTCTATAAAGAGCATTACAGCCATAAATTTTACCGTGTGGTTTTAGTAGGTCTAAATTAAAATCTTTACGACTCTCACCGTTACCTATACAAAAGACACTAGACATTATCTGTAATATAATAAATTAAAATTAAAGCAATTACAATTGTAATATTAACCAAAAGTTTTATACCAAATGACTTAATTTGTTTTTTATAATTATTTTTATTATAAATGTTTACAGTTTTCATACTAGGATCAATACGATAGTCTGGTAATTTAGTTTTATTTACGTCTTTTAAAATTTGTGTCAATCTAATGTCGTTCATATTTTTATTTATACTGTATTTTCATTTTGTTACAAAAATCTCTTTTAATATTAGTTTACTTGCTGTTTGATTGTATTTAACAAATGGTTCATACTTCCTTAACCTTTTGGAGTGGACTGGCCAAACAACTTGTTCAGTAATCTGTTTATCCCAAGATTTACAGTAAGATAAAATTTGGTTAAACACAACAGCACTTTCGTAGGATATTTTTTTTGATAGAACCAATTGAAAAAATCTAGGATGTTGTCCACCAAAAACGCTGAAACCATCATCAAAAGAAAGATGCTTAGCATTGAAATCATTAAAAATATGAACACAATCACTTCTAAAATAGTATTCAAAAGATTCATTACGTTTCTTCCAGTCTGTAAAAACATCTTGTCCATCATTTCTTATTAAACTTCCTACCCACTTGTTACTATCAGATAGAAAATTACTAACAAAAAAGCCCAATATATCATTCTGACTGTATCTGGTGCTAAGTTTGTGAAAAAAATATCTATCATTTCTTTTCGTAAAAGTATCTAATTTACAATTAACTTTTCCTTCATATTTATGGTAGTCATAACTATCTGTTGTGAAGTGTAGTTTGATTGCCAAGTAAGTTTTAAATACTTCAAATCCACCATACATATTATACCGGTAACTGGCCTGTCTTTGGTAGATAATTTAAATTCTGTGCTTCTATTGTAATCTTATCTTTTAATGTTTTTGTAATCATAGGCGCTACTGTACCAGGATCTAATTCGTTTTCTTCACAATACTTTAGTATAGCATCCATATAAGATATACCTTTTTTCTCTTGCACTATCTTTTCTATCTCTAATGAAAATTCTTTTGAGTTCATAATATAATTATATCACAATTTAGGTGGGTTGTCAATGGCCACCGAAGTGGCCACTGTCGGTATTATAGAAAGCTACTTAATAATGTAAGTACAGTTAAAACAAAAATTATAATTAATGATATGCCTACAAATATTTCATATATAGGTTGATATTCTTTATAACTTCTTTTTACTTTATTTAACCATTTGCTTTCGCATATGTTATACGGTATCATTTACTTTCCTTTCAAATTTGGAAAGAAAGCCTTTACTGTATTTTGATATGCTTCAGCATAAGGTTTTGCTAACTCTTGTGCTTTTTCTACGTTATCTTGTACGCTCTTTGTGTAGTCATTATTTGTTACAAACTCATTAAATTGTTTTGCAATATTAATTATATCTGTAGCCGCTAATGTAGGAGCTTTAAACTCTTGTACTACTTGGTCGCCGTCTTTTTTGATTTTATATTCAAACTCTTGTATTTGAGCTTGATAGTTAAACTCAACTAATGATTTAGCTAAGCCTAATAGGTCTGAACGGATTTCGTATCCGTTTTTTGATGTTGTTGCCATTGTTTCTCCTTTGTGTGTGTGTTAATAGCATTTCTATTTATACTTGGAGGGCCTTATTGCCCTCCAAATTTTTACTAACTACTTCTTAACTGGTGCTACAGGTTGTGTAACAGCAGGTTTTGCTGGTGCGACTTCAACTTTTTTACTAGGTTTTAGTAAAAAGTATCCGCCTATTGCTATTACAGCAACTACCGCAGCGATGATTATATTTCTTGTTGAAAACATAATATACCTCTTTTTAGTTAATGTATATTCATTATACATCAAATAGAGGTACTTGTCAACCAGTTAAATTACTTTGGGACTTCTAGTGATATGGCCTACAACGGTACCTTTATGTTCACCCTCTTTTATGGTGTAACCTGACGTTCCATTACCATTAATTTCAACTTCTTTTCTACTTCTCAATAGAATGTCGTTCTTTTCTTTTACTTGTTTATCCGTGTAGTTTTTGAATATTAAGTCTTTTAATCGTTCTATCATAATATTATTTATATG